TGGCACTCCTGGAGGCATCCACCAAATTCTTCAGCGCCACGCACAAGCGCATCCACGCCGCCCAGAAGCAAGAATTCAAGATCCTTCGACGCATTGATAAGGACTACCTCAGCACCTACCCCTACGAGATCCAGGGTGCCCCGCGCCAGATCTTCGTGATGGACATAGCGGCGCAGGTCGACATCATCCCCTCGTCGGATCCCAACACCCCCAGCAACGCCCACCGACTGACGCGCGCTACCACCCTGCTGCAGATGGCCTCGCAGAACCCCCAGATGCACGACATGCGCGAGATCTACAAGCGCGTGTACAATGCGATGGAAGTCGAGAACGTCGACAAGATCCTCCCGCCCCCGCAGCAGCCGCAGCCCCTCGGCCCCCTCGAGGACATCATGGCGCTCTCGAAGGGCATGCCCATCGCCGCTTTCCCGGGGCAGGACCACCAGGCGCACATCCAGGCAAAGATGGCCTTCCTCCAGGATCCCATGGGCGGTGCCTCCCCCGTCTTCGCCCAGATGGTTCCCCTCCTCGCCGCCAACATCCGCGAGCACACCGTTCTCCAGTACACCGAAGCCGCAATGGCCATGGGCGTGCCGGGCGATGCGGCGCAGGCCCAGGCCGCCCAGCAGGTTGCCGCCATGCACGTGCAGCAGGCGATGGCGCAGCAGCAGCCCCAGGACCCCACGGTGCAGCTTGGCATGGCCGAGCTTCAGATGCGCGCCAAGGAGCACGAGGACAAGATGCTCAACAACGCCGCCCAGCTTGCGGTGCGCAACAGGGAACTCAACCTGCGTGAGCAGGCGCAGGACCAGAAGGGCTTCGTCGAGGGCCTCAAGGTCAAGCAGAAGGAAGCCGACAGCGTCAGGAAGGCAGCCACGCAGGCTGTCACAGCAATCGGGAGGAAGACAGGTGCCGTCTAAGTCTTTTCGCCAGGCCCGCCTTATGGCCGGCGCAGCGCACGATCCCGTCTTCGCCAAGAAGGTTGGGGTGCCCGGCAAGGTCGCCAAGGAGTTCAACAAGGCTGATGACCGCAGCGGTTTCCTGTCGTCGGCCATGCGGGCAAAGGGTCCCGCCTACAAGGAGGGTGGCAAGGTGAAGAAGTTCGCAGAAGGCAGCCAGGTTACGGACGAGGACGAGGCGGAGTACCGCCGCTCGGGCCAGTACCTGCAGGACAAGATGCGCCAGGACGCGGCCATCAACAAGGCCCGCATGGACGACATGATGAAGGGCATCCAGGCTCGCCGCGCCAAGGCTCCGCCGCCGCGCAGCGACAAGGACAACCCCGACGCCGGCACCATCACCCGCGGCCCCCGCATGGCCAAGGGCGGTAGCGTGAAGGGCGGCGGTTGTGAGAAGCGCGGGGCTCGTCCCGCCAAGTACTACTGAGGAGCTAGCAATGATGAAGAAGCCGATGAAGGGTGGCAAGATGGGCAATCCCGCCGCGCTGCCCACCGAGAAGTTTTCCGCCCGTGCCAAGCGCGCCACCCTCCGGGGTGACGACATGGGCACCTTCAAGAAGGGCGGCATGGCGAAGATGCCCAAGGGCATGATGCCGAAGATGGCCAAGGGCGGCTACATGAAGGGCGGGAAGTGCTGAAGCACTTCGAGAAGCTCATCGAGGCTAGGCGGCGCGAGATAGGAATAGAACTCCTGGATGGCGCCGCCGACTCCTACGAAAAATACCAATGGCATGTGGGTTACTCTTCTGGTATGCTGGCGGCACTCCAACTTCTAAAGGAGATTGTCGATGCAGATGCCGACCGCGAAGAGCGCGGGTAACACCACTTGGTGGACCGACCCTACTATCCCGGATCCCGCCGACCTCCCTACGGTGAGGGGCTGGCGCATCCTGGTGAGGCCCATTCCCAACGCCCCCAAGACCAAGGGCGGCATCATCATCCCCGACGCGACCATCGAGACGATGGACCTCATTCGCAGCGTCGGGCAGGTGAAGGCGGTGGGCCCCATGGCCTACTCTCGCGGCGACATGGGCGACGAGCCCTGGTGTGGGGTGGGGGACTACATTCTCTACCCGCGCTACTCTGGAGCAAAGTTCTCCTATGGTGGCGTCAAGTTCCTCCTCCTCAATGACGACGAAGTGCTGGCGGTCATCAAGGATCCTGCCCGCATCAATGAGTAGGGTATTGACAACCCTAATCATTTCCAGTATCCTTGGAGTGCGTAACGCAGGATCGCAACTGTGAACGAAGAGAAAGAGTGGGTCGAGGTGGAGGTGAATGCCCCCGCCCCGGAAGCTCCGAAGGCCGACGCCGCCCCCGTCGAGAAGCCAGCGGAGACCGAAGAGAAACCGGACGATTCGGAACTTGGGCATAGGGCGCAGAAACGCATCCGAAAGCTCGTGGCGGAACGCAAGGAAGCCGACGAGCAAGCCCAGCGCATGAAGCGCGAACTCGAGGCCCTCCGCAAGGAAGCCGACGAAATTCGCAAGAAGGCGCGCGAGTCCGAGTCCACGGCGTATGATCTCTACGGCAAGTCAGCACAGGACAAGCTTGCCATAGCGCAGAAGAAAGTCAAGGACGCTTTCGACTCTGCGGACAAGGACGCCCTGGTGGAAGCGCTCGAGGAGTTGAGCGACGCCAAGCTGGAGGTCCGGGCAATCCAGGCCTACAAGACGGCGACCCCCCAAGGGGAACCCCAAGAGGCCCCGCCCGCGCCGCCGGCTCCACCGCAGCCCCAGCTCGCCCCCGCGACCAAGGATTGGATGGATTCCAACCCGTGGTTTGGCAGGGGCCCCAATGCCGACAAGACGGCAACGGCTGCGGCGGTGGCCATCTCCGACGAACTCATCGAGGAGGGTTTCGACCCTTCCTCCCAGGAGTTCTACGGGGAGGTGGAGAAGCGCCTTGTAGCCGAGATGCCGCGGATGGCGTCGAAGCTGGGCAAGGAGAAGGAGCCGGAACCCCGGCGTCCTGTGGTTGCTGGGCAGTCGCGCACGCCTGGCAGGCGTATTCGCCTCGACGAGGGCACCGTGAGGGCTTCGACCCGACTCGGCGCCTCCTTGGAGGACACCGCCCGCTACATGGAGAAGATCCAGGATGCGGGTGACGGATACGTCAACATCGATGTCAAGCGCGGGAGGAAGTGAAATGACGATGCGTAGTACGCGGGAAGATACCGCTCGCAAGCGTGAGTGGAAGGAGCCCAACGAACTGGATGTGCCCGAGAGCCTCTCCCTGCGTTTCCTCAGCGAGGGCTTCGGGACCCGCTGGATCCGGGTGATGCTTGAGGGCAAGCCCGACCCGGTCAACGTCATGACACGCATGCGCGAGGGGTATGAGTTCGTCCGCAAGGATGAGGCACCCGAGTGGCCGGAGGCTCCCTCCATGGAGTACGGCACGCACGGCAATCTCATCGTCATCGGTGACCTCGCCCTCGCCAAGTTGCCCCTCGACATCTCCGAGTCCCGTACCCGGCAGATGGCGGAGAGGACCCAGGCCCTGGCCGATGCCATTAACCGGCAGTTGCAGGAGAATCGCAACCTCAACCGCGCCATGCCTGTATCAAATCGTGGAAGTAGTAGCAAGGTGTTTTCTGGTGGCCGCACCCCTACTCTCGACTGAAACCAAGGGCCGCCGAAGGAGTAGAGCATGACTGCTACGAAGCGGCCCTTTGGCCTCCAGCCGGTGCGCATCCGGGGCGGTAGCCCCAACAGCGGCGCACTCAACACGTACCGAGTCGGCGCATCCGCCGGCCCCTCCGATATCGGTGATGGCGACCCGGTGAAGCAGATTGCGGGCGGCACCCTCGCCCTGGCCTCGGCGGCGACGGATTACATCATCGGCGTTGCCAAGGGCTTCAAGTGGGTGGACCCGGTGACGAAGCGTCCGACGTGGAGCAACTACCTCCCGGCGGGCACCTCCTCGGCGGACAGCAACATCTACGCCTACGTCGTGGATGATGACCGTGCGACGTTCATCGTGCAGGCCGATGCCACCGTCTCGGCGGGCGACCTGGGCCTGAACTTCGAGCTTTCGGCCATCGGCAGCGTCAACACCGCCTACGGCAAGTCGCAGGCCGTCCTCAAGGCTTCGACGCGCACCACGGCCACCAAGCTGGTGCGTCTCATCGGCGCCTACGACACGCCGGACAACGCGCTTGGGGATGCCTTCCCCATCGTCGAGGTGCGGATCGTCCAGCACCGCGATACGCAGGCCTCGGCCTTCTAAGGAGTAAAGACACATGGCAGCTATCACTAGGGCAAATATTGCCAAGCAGCTCCTCCCGGGACTCAATGCAGTCTTCGGCGTGGAGTACGGTTCGGTCGACGACCAGCACCTCCCGCTCTTCGAGATCGAGAACTCGGAGAGGGCGTTCGAGGAGGAGGTGCTCTTCACCGGCTTCGGCACTGCGCCGACGAAGGATGAGGGTGCCGCCGTCGAGTACGACAACGCGCAGGAAGCCTGGACCTCCCGCTACACCATGGAGACCATCGCCCTCGCGTTCTCGATCACCGAGGAGGCCATGGAGGACAACCTCTATGATACCTTCGCGCGTGTTCGTGCCAAGGCTCTGGCTCGCGCCATGGCCAACACGAAGCAGGTCAAGGCCGCCAACATCTACAACAACGGCTTCAACACGGCCTTCCCTGGTGGCGATGCGGTTCCGCTCTTCTCGGCGTCGCACCCCACCATCGGCGCGGGCAACTTCAGCAACACGGCTGCGGTTGACCTCTCCGAGACGGCCCTGGAGAATGCCCTCATCGCGATCTCCCTCTTCAAGGATGATCGTGGCATTCTCATCGGGTCGAAGGGCGTGAGCCTGCACATCCCACCGCAGCTTCAGTTCGTGGCCGAGCGCCTCCTGAAGAGCCCGGGCCGTGTTGGCACCACGGACAACGACATCAATGCCCTCAAGGGTATGGGCATGCTGCCGGGTGGCTACACCGTCAACCAGCGCTTCACGGATACGAACGCTTGGTTCATCAAGACGGATGCGCCCAATGGCTCGAAGATGTTCGTCCGAGTCCCGC